AACTACAGAAAACCGAAGCAGCTGGACAACCTGTTTAAAAGGTCCAACATTCCTGGATAGCTCAGTTGGTAGAGCAGTTGACTGTTAATCAATTGGTCGCAGGTTCGAGTCCTGCTCCAGGAGCCAAAATTTATGAAAGGAAAATATGATACTACACTACTATACACACAGTAAAACAGATAAGAATAGCGGCTGTCATAATGCTATTGGATATGATAATGGACCTTTTTATACAATCCATTTATCAGGTAAACAAAAAGATAAATCAACAGTAGAATTTAAACCAGCATTTGAAGGTTATACTAAAGGTATGAATAAAGGTGTAATGGTTGATAGATTCTTATTAGGAAAGTTTAATGATTTTTTATTTAATAAAAAGAAAGATTCAGAAACTAAATAATATAATTAAATTATTATATTATATTTATAAAGGTAATGAACATGGTACTTATACTATGTTAGCTAATATATTTTATGAATAATTATAAACCATTACCATATAATTTAACAGTTAGAGATTCATCTATACATGGATTAGGATTATTTGCTGTATATGATATTGAACCATATACTAATTTAGGTATGATTCATTATTATGTTGATGACTTTGAAATTATAAGAACACCATTAGGTGGTTTTTTAAATCACTCTGATACTCCAAATTGTAATAAAGTTATTAAACCAACCATTGTTGGTAAAAGGGCTTTTTTAATTACTAAACGTGAGATTAAATGTGGTCAAGAACTGACTATCACATATGACTTATATAAAGTCTAAAGAATTGAATATAGGCCTAAATTAATAGGCCTATATATTAAATTTTATTTTACATTGTAAAAGCTAATAGTAATATAAAAGCAACTCCTAAAGCTGAACATACTTGTAAATATGATTCATACTTATCGTTATTCCTTTTCATTACTTGAGAGCCTTTTTGTTAGATATTATATTACTAACAGAAACTCCAAAATTTCCTCCCACAACCATATACATAAGTATCCATAATTGATTGGGTATTTCATTTATTCCATTATTAATATAATCAGAAGCGTTAACTAATATAGGTTCATTAGTAAATGGTGCAATTAGAATTATACAGTAAGGTGCTAAAACAATTAAAGCAATTATTATATCAGCTAATAAAGACCAATTTCTTTTTGCTCTTGTATTACCAGATTTCATTTCTTCTTTTGCTATTTCATGTTCTAATACTTTCTTTTCAGCTTTCCTTTTACTCCATTCACCATAAGCTTTACTACCTAAGTTTAATAATAAATTCCAAGGCATTATGTTATCAATGCTCTCCATTTTAAATCATATATATAAAAACCACTATCACTTGCATCATATAATTGCATTGAAGTACTATTTATAAAATAAGTATCTATAGATCCACCAGATCGGAAGAGCACACGTCTGAACTCCAGTCACCTGCCTTCATC